CGGGCCAAACAGGCGCGAAATTCCTGACCAGCACCGCGTTTATCAAGATCATCATGGGCCCGGTGGGCGGGGGAAAGTCGACCGTCGCCTTCTTTGATCTGCTGTACCGCGCGATGAACCAAAAACCGTTCAATAACGTGCGTCGCACCAAGTTTATTTTGTTGCGAAATACGATGCAGCAGCTCAAAACGACCATAAAACCGCTTATTGACCAGTGGTGCGGCGTTATGACGAACAATACGTTCGGTCAGTGGCGCTTAACTGACAACACCTACGAGATTCAGACCCGGCTGCCCGATGGGACTGTGCTTCACACCGAGTTTGTGATGATGGCGGCAGACACACCCGACGACGTGCGAAGGCTGCTCTCTGTTGAATGTAGTGCGGCTTGGGTGGAAGAATCCCGCGAGGTCGACGCAGAGGTGTTCAGTGGCTTGCAAGGCCGGGTCGCGCGTTTTCCGTCTCGCGCTGCTGGCGGAGTGACCTATCCGGGCGTCATTTGCTCAACCAACCCACCCCCACGAGGCGGATTCTGGCACGACACTATCAGCAACCCACCCGCCAACACCGAGATCTTTATTCAGCCCGCCGCAATTCTTGACGACGGCAGCATGAACCCGGACGCCGAAAACGTAGAGCACCTTGACCCTGCGTACTACGACAACTTACTGTCCGGTAAAACAGAGGACTGGATAAACGTCTACTTAAAAAACGAGTTTGGTGCCGGTGATCTGGGCCAGCCGGTTTTTAAGAGCACATTCAAGCGATCTTTTCACGTTGCCAAGACCTCGCTAGGCGCGGTTATGCAGTCGGTTAACCCGCTAATTGTGGGCATGGATAACGGATTGCAGTCCGCAGCCGCCATCATGCAGCAGGACATGCGCGGGCGCGTTAACGTTCTCGCAGAGGCCTATGTCCCCGAGGATGTGACGATGGGGGTGGAGACTTTTCTGGACAAGTTGCTCATACCTGAGCTAACATCAAAGTTCCCGCAGTTTCGCAAAGAGCGAATTGTGTTTGTCCTTGATCCTGCCTGCTGGCAGCGCTCTCAAGTTGACGAAAAGACGATCGCAATGGCGGTACAGCAGCGGGGTTATATGGTCGTTAAGGCCACAACAAACAACCCTGAACGCCGAGTACAAGCCGTTGAAGGGTTGCTGGCGCGCCAGATTGATGGCGAGGCTGGTCTGTTAATTGATCCGAGCTGCACACACCTGATTGACGCGTTGGAGTGGGGTTACCGATACAAAAAATCGGCCTCTGGTCTCAATACGACAACCTTCGACAAGACCCACCACAGTCACTTGGCTGAAGGGTTTCAGTATGGGTGTTTGCACTACAACATCGCCGCCCCCGGACAGAGCTACAACATGCGCGCAGGAGCCCGAACAGTCTCCAAAGCGAAGTATCAGTACGTGTAGCTAGAAGTTTTCGGGGCCGAACAGTACAATTGGCTAACGAGTTAGCACGAAAGCATCCGTCATGCAACTAGGTTTAAATACGCAAGGGCCCCAACAAGTAACTCTGAATGGAGTTGTGACGGCCAAACCCCTATCCGCTATTTTGATGGAGGAGGCTGCGCAGGCAGCCAAAAACAACCCGGTTGCGTCCAGCACCGTGGTTTCCTCCTTGGTGAGCTATATACGCAACCACTGGCAGCTTGCTAAAACAGCAAAAATGCCCATCGAAAAGTCGATGCTAAGCGCTGTGCGAGCGCGACGCGGGGAGTACGACTCAGAAAAGCTCGAACAAATCCGCTCTCAAGGCGGCAGCGAAATTTACATGATGATTTTCGCTACTAAAGCCCGCCAGATGAAGGCGCTGCTGACGGATATTCTGATTGGCACCGGGCTGGAGAAGCCTTGGACGCTAAATCCGACCCCGATGCCAGATTTGCCGGACATGCAGAAGAACCAGATCTTGGAGGCTGTGTATTCGCAGGTTCAGCAGTACGAACTGATGGGCCAACCCGTCTCCGTAGACGAAATTCGCCAAGTGATGATGGACTTGCGCGATGAAGTTCACGCCAAAGTAATGGAGCAGGCCAAGCGCGACGCAGAGTTTGCCGAGCTCGAAGTTGAAGACATGATGGTCGAGGGCGGCTTCAAGGAGGCCTTAGACCAGTTTTTAGATGATTTGTCGGTTTTTAAGACGGCGTTTATCAAAGGCCCAATCGTTCGTATGAGTAACGAGCTGCGCTGGGTAGAAGGCCCCGAGGGCAGACCGGTTGCGCAGGTTCAGGCGATCAAAAAGCGAGTTTACGAGCGCGTTGACCCGTTCAACATCTACCCCCTGCCTTGGAACAAGGGTATTCACGACGGTGCGCTGATCGAGCGTCACAAGCTGAGCCGTTACGACCTGTCATCCATGATTGGCCTTGATGGTTACAGCGCCGACGAAATTCGTGCCGTTTTAGATGAGCACGGCAGCGGCGGCCTGCACGAGTGGCTGTGGACAGACAACGCAGTGGCTGCTGCGGAGGGCCGTAACCCCGCCATGTCCACAAACACTTCCGATCTGATTGATGCGCTCCAGTATTGGGGCTGCGTATCAGGCAAGATGCTGCGCGAGTGGGGTATGACAGAAGCCGAAGTACCCGACGAGGCTAAAGAATATGAAGTCGAAGCATGGCTGGTTGGCAAGCACGTAATCAAGGCAGTGCTGAACCAAGATCCGCTGTATCGCCGCCCGTACTACTGCGACGGCTTCTCCCGTATCCCCGGTGCTTTCTGGCACAACAGTCTGTATGACGTCGTAGCCGACTGTCAGGACATGTGCAACGCTGCCGCTCGTGCGCTGGCAAATAACATGGGGATTGGCTCCGGCCCGCAAGTAGTCGTAAACGTCGACAGACTCCCACACGGGGAAGACATCACCGAGATGTACCCGTGGAAAATCTGGCAGACAACGAATGACCCAATGGGGTCGAGTGCGGCACCGGTATCCTTTTTCCAGCCCGGCAATAACAGCGCCGAGCTGATGAGCGTGTTTGAGCGGTTTAGCTCTATGGCCGACGAGTACAGCGGGATTCCCAAGTACATGGCTGGTATGTCAGGCGGCGAGGGTGGGGCAGGGCGCACCGCGTCAGGTATGTCCATGATGATTACCAACGCCTCCAAACAGGTAAAGCACACGGTCTCCAGCATCGACACGCACATCATCGAGCCCTGTGTTGAGCGCACTTACCAGCACATATTGATGTACGCGCCGGAGAAGAGCATTACGGGCGACTTGCAGGTTCAGGCTCGCGGCGCTGTTAGCTTGGTGGCCAAAGAGTCTGCACAGGTTCGCCTAAACGAGTTCTTGATGGCGACCGGCAACCCCGTTGATATGCAGATTGTCGGCATGGATGGCCGCGCTGAGCTGCTGCGACAGGCGGTTAAACGCCTTGATGTGCCAAACCCCGAGAAGATCATCCCGACGGCTCAGCAGATCAAGATGAAAGCGGCCCAAGCGCAAATGCAACAAATGCAACAAATGCAGCAGCCGCAGCAAATAGGCGGTGGCCAAGAGCTCATGGATGGTGCTCCAGTGACCGACAACTTCCAGCCCACAGGAGCTTGACATGCAGTGCAAACCCGCAGTTATCACGATTGAGTTTGGTGGCCAGAAGCATGTCATTGAGTGCATATACCTAGGGCAGAACATCCCCCCGTCGTACGCCGAAAAACTGTTCTACCAAGGATTGATTAAACCCACCAAGTCGGCCAGCACCTACCAAGGCGCAGCGGAAGCCCCCAAAGCCACGTTCTCGAAAGGTAAATGATGGCAACCAAGAAAGCTAACCCCTTCGGCAAGCCCGACACCAAGAAAAACGAGGCCGCCGAGCGCAAGATGGCCCCTAATCCTAAGCAGTACGCTGCGATGGAGAAGAAGTTTGAAAAAGGCCGCCATCCGGCTAAGAAAGGCAAGTAATCATGGCCAAGACCCCAGCGTGGCAACGCAAGGAAGGTAAAGACCCCGATGGCGGTTTAAACGCCAAAGGCCGCGCCTCCTACAACAAAGCTAACCCGGGAAAACCCGGCCTCAAAGCCCCCCAGCCTGAGGGTGGGCCCCGCAAAGATTCGTTTTGTGCGCGCATGGAAGGCATGAAGAAAAAGCTGACCAGCGCGAAAACCGCAAACGACCCTAACAGCCGCATCAACAAGAGCCTCAAGGCTTGGAAGTGCTAATGGATCGCAAGATTGAATCCGAGCTGTTCGACAGGCTATTCCGGGAACGCCGCTTGACTGAGTGGCTCCGGGAGCAGCTTGACGCGCAGGTCAAAGTTTTAATGGTCAACCCAGACGTCGAGCAACTACGCAAAGCCCAAGGCGCTGCACAAGTTATTACGGCATTTTTGGATAAGTTGACCGCCGCCGAATCTGCCGCAAAACGGTAGTAAGACGCCATCTTGGCGTTTTTCGTTGACTATCACGCGTTAGCGTGTTAGCATTTCTACAACCTGATACGTGGCATAGCCACCCAGGAGTTACATATGGCAACACTGCCAAAGGCCGTACAACGGCAACTTGAAGCCGCCGACGCAATGCTGGCCGAGACCAACAAACCAGTTGAGCTCACCACGCCACAGGAGCCGGAAGCCGCAGTTCCCACAGAACAGCCGACCCCAGTAGAGCCGCAGGTACAGGAGCCTGCGCCGCAAGTGGTTAAGCCCGCAGCAACCGAGGAAACTTGGGAGCAGCGGTACAAAGCCCTCCAAGGCTTGTTTAACGCGAGAATCCCTGAGTTGCAGGGCCAGAACAAAGAGCTGGCCGCCAAGCTCCAGTCGATCACAGATCGCATGGACACGCTGGCACAACAACAGGCCTCCCACCCACCTCTGCCGCCAAGTCCAGTATCTGACCCCAAGGACGTTGACAATTTTGGTCAAGACCTTGTGGAGATGGTGCAACGCCAGACGCATGCTGTGCTCAGCAGCGTCGCAAGCCGCGTAGATCAGGTAGTAGCTCAGTTTGAGAAACGACTCTCCGAAGTGGAGCAGTCCCTTAAAGGCGCAGCCGATACAGTGGCAGTGACAGCCGAAGAGATGTTTTTTACGAAGCTGGCCGGTCAAGTTCCAGATTGGGATGAGATCAACAGTAACCCGGCATTTCTTGCGTGGCTGTCCGAGATTGATCCTGTGTATGGAGCCCCCCGTCAGGCGGCGCTCTCTGACGCGCAGAGGTCAATGGATGTTGGTCGCGTAGTCAACATCTTTAAGGCGTTCAAAGGCACCATTCCACAGACACCAAAAGTCGACCCCTTGGAAAAACAGGTTAGCCCCAAGAGTAATGCTTCTCCGGCACCGACCCCTGTTGAAAAACCAGTGCTCACAACCAAACAGGTAGAAAACTTCTACCACGACGTTGCACTAGGCAAGTACAGAGGCCGGGACGCAGAAGTTGCACAACTGGAGCAGGTAATTAACGAAGCAATGGCCGAAGGCCGAATTCGTTGAACTTTCTTATTTTTTAGGAGTCTGAAATGGCCGCAGTTTTTCCCGTGAACGCACCGTTCGCAACCACCCCCTCGTACTCTGGTACGTTTATCCCCGCCGTCTGGTCAGCAAAGTTGAACGCTAAGTTCTACGCTGCTTCCGTGTATGGCGAAATCGCTAACACCGACTGGCAAGGTGAAGTGTCTAACGTCGGCGACAAGGTGTACATCAACACCGCTCCCACGATTCAGATCAGCAACTACGCTGCCGGTACTAGCCTGAACTACCAAGTTCCTACGCCCGACATGCAAGAGTTGGTCATCGACCACGGCAAATACTTTGCATTCCAGATCAACGACGTTTTGGAATACCAAGCTAAGCCTAACTTGATGGACATGTTTGCTGCTGACGCCGCTGAGCAGATGCGCATCGCTATCGACAGCGAAGTCATCTACAACACGTTCGCAAGTGGCGCTGCCGCTAACAAAGGCGACGGCGCAGGCGTTAAGTCTGGTGGTTTCGACCTCGGTACTGACGACGCTCCTGTGGTTTTGACCGCCGCAAACGTGGTTCAGAAAGTGTTGGAGTTGGCCTCTGTGTTGGACGAGCAGAACGTTCCTGAGAGCGACCGCTACTTGGTGATCGACCCCGCCACCCGCGCTTTGTTGTTCCAAAGCGACTTAGCCAAGGCCTACATCACTGGCGACGCAGCTAGCCCCGTGCGTAACGGTAAGGTCGGTACCATCGACCGCTTCACCGTGTACGTGAGCAACCAGTTGCCAAAAGGCGCTTCTGGTGCAGGTTGGGTGTCTGGTAACGGCGCAGAGTCAAGCATCGGTTCTGATGGCGCTAAGCGTCGCGCAATCATCGCGGGCCACAAGTCTGCTTTGACCTTCGCATCGCAGATCACCAAGATGGAAACTGTGCGTAACCCCAACGACTTCGGCGACTACATCCGTAGCTTGAACGTCTATGGCTTTAAGGTTGTAAAACCTGAGTCATTGGCTCTCGCTGTAGTTGCTTGATGTTAGCAGGTTAGCGAAGTAAAATAAGCCCGACCCGGTGTCGGGCTTATTCCAGAAAGCCTATGAAACCTATTAGCGACCTCTTCCCACGGTTATTGCCGTACGTCCCCGGCTGCCCGGAGCCTATGGCTCAGCAGGCGCTGTTGGATGCTGCAATAGTCTTTTGTGAAGACTCGCAAGCAGTTCGTAGCTCGCTCGATACGGTGTATTTGGTCGCTGGCGTCGCTCAATACGAGCTTGACCCCCCAACTGCACAGGCTATCGCCACCGTATTGGATGTTGTTATTGACGGTGAGCGCTTGCGCTCAGTTTATTTTGATGAAGTTGCTTCGTTAAAACCCCAAAAGGGCAAGCCAACTTCTTACTACACAAGCCGGGATGGCGGAGCGGTCGTGCTTCACCTATATCCGACTCCCGATCAGCGCTATACGGCGGCTGTAACAGTGGCGGCGCGCCCCACCAGAAGCGCTACTGTGTTTGACGATGATCTGGTTGATTTTTGGGCTGATGCAGTCCTCAGTGGCGCAATCGGCAGGTTGTGCGCGATTCCGGGGCAGCCTTTTACAAGCGTTGAGTTGGCGGTGGCCGCCGGTTCCGCTGCTGTTAGCAAGTCCCGCGACGCCCGCCGAACCGCCAGCTCCGGGCAAATTCGCGGATCAATGGCTGTAAAAGGCCGCCCATTTGCATGAGGTAAAAAATGGCAATACTAGCTCAGTCAATTATTCGCCGCGTTGTTGAGACGCTCCAAGACAACACTTCTGTTCGCTGGCCTGTGAACGAGTTGGTTCGGTACCTAAACGACGGTCAGCGCGAAATTGTCATGTATCGCCCAGACGCGATGGTTACAAACGCCACGGTGTCGTTGGTGGCTGGTAGCAAGCAGGCGCTCCCAACAAACGGCGCTAAGCTGATTGAGGTTGTGCGCAACAGCAGCGGCCGCGCAGTTCGTATGGTCAACCGTGAAATTTTGGATGCGCAGTCACCACAGTGGCACACCATCACCGG